GGCGCCGTCGCGGCACACGGCGCCACTGGGGCCCACGACGGTGACCTGGGGCCGCCAGTCGATGACGTCGGACGCGGCAAGGCCGGTGAGGTCGCGCTCGGCCGGGATGTCATCGCCCGTCCCGGCCCAGAGGACGGCGTAGGGCTTCACGTACTTGCCCTGGCCCGTCGTGGGGATCGTGTCGGGCACCTGGCCGTCGTACACGCCGCCGGTGAGCCCGGGAACGCCCTGCAGGACGGCCATGACGATCGCGGAATGGTCAGCCACCAGGCATCACCTTCTTCGCCGCAGCCGCCAGCGCCGTAGTGAACGACTGCGCGTTCCGGTCGAGCGCGGGGAACAGGTACGGCTGGGCCGCCATCCTGGACGTGCCGAGCTCGACGTAGTGCGCATAGTTCACGCCCGGCCGGACTGTGGCGGACAGGCCCGCCACGTCAGCGGTGATCGACGATCGCAGCGCGCCCGTGTCCACCGGGGCGGACTGTGCGGCCTGGGACGCCACATCGGCGGCGACCTTCGCCACTACCGCCTGTGCGAGAGGCTGCAGCTTCGGCGCCGCCCGGTTGAGCTTGCGGCCGAAGTCCTTCGCGTCGGAGAAGTCGAACACGTCAGCCTCCGTCCGTGGACTGCAACATGAGGTCGCACTCCCAGAGCTCGGAGCCCTGCAGGGCGTCGAGGATCATGTAGGAGCGGCCACCCGCCTTGAGCACGTCCCCGGCTTCGCCGGAGCGCACCAGGGCGAGCACCTCATAGGGGAGGACCGCCAGGTAGTCGCGCACCTGCACGGCCTGATCGGCGACGACCTTGCCGCCGTCACCGGTGGCCCGCTGCTGCAGGCGGCACGCGCCCGACCACACGAGGACCGCGGGGGCTTCGTCCTGCCCGAAGGGTGGCGGCCCGTCACCAGGCCGCCACACCTCACACGCCAGGTTCATCGACCCGGCCACGACGGGCCGGTGGTGCGCCGCCCAGCCCACCGGGATCACCCGGGTGCCAGTCAACGGGGCCACGCCGACCACTCCTCGCCCTCGAGACGGGCCGAGGCGCCGTCCGGGATCACGTGGAAGAACCCGACGTCCGGGTCGTCCTGGGCCTTCTCGGCGGCGACCTCGCCACGCAGGCGCTTCGCGTGCTCGCGCAGCTCCTTCGACACGGCGGCACCGTTGGTCGTCAGGTCTTGAGTGCTTAGCACCTTCGACGTGAGGACCTCCGACACGGCCAGCTGATCCAGCAGGTCGGCCGACACGAGCTTGATCGCGTGCGGCCCCGTCTCTGAGGCGTACATGCTGAGTTGGTCGGTGATCCACTGATCGTCGAAGGTCTGCGCGTCGCCGACTCCCTGGTCGGCGACCGTGCGCCGGACCAGCCGGATCATCTGCTGCTCATCCACATGGGACTCCTCTCAGGTGGTGGCTGGCCCGGCGCCGGGTCAGGAGCCGTTGGAGGCGTAGACGGCGTCGCCGAAGCCCTTGTTGACGCCGATGACCTTGCGGCCGCGGAACGAGATCGTGTCCTCGTTGAACGAGCCCTCGTCCGGGGAGATCGCGCCGCCGCCGGGGCGCTCGCCCTGGTCGCGCTTGACGCGGATGTCCACGTCCTCGTGGCCGGCCAGCTTGGACAGCACCAGGGCGGGCAGGTCGGACGACTTGGCGGGGATGAGCGCCCAGCCGGTGGCGCGCTTGGCACCCAGGCCGCGACCCAGGTCGCGCACCTCGAGCGGCTCCACGAGGCCCTTGAAGGGGTTCGCGATGCGGACCTTCGTGGCCTTGGTGCCGTTGGTGTCCGTGAGCTCGAGCTCGGTGGCGTTGAGCACGCGCAGCACCTCGCCGCGCAGGCCAGCCGTGTACACGAGCACGTAGTTGGACGTGTCCAGCGGGTCGCCGCGGTAGTCGTCCTTGAGGGCCTGGGCCTTGAGGACGGCGTCGAGGTTGTCGGCGGTGAACGCCTTGGTGTCCACGGTGCCGAAGAAGCCGGCGTCCCAGCCGGTGCCGTCCGTCAGGAGGTCGGTGACCTTGCGGTTCTCGGTCTCCGTGGCGGCGTTGCCGAGGCGCTTGGGGAAGTTCGCGAGGCCGGTGAAGTCACCGTTCACGCGCAGCTCCCAGGTGAGATCCCAGCGGCGGCCGGTCTTACCGAGGCCGACCTCGAAGGAGGTCTCGTCCAGTGAGGCGCCCTTGTACTCCTCGCCCTCGGCGACGTCCTCGAAGAAGTCCTTGCCGAACAGGTCGCGCAGCTTCTTCGGGCGGAAGTCCTGGTGGGTGGTCTCGTACAGGAGCGGCTCGTACTGGCGCACGGCGTCCTTCTCGGCCTTGATGGCCTCGACCTCGAAGCCCTTGGCCAGGAGGAGCGGGAAGTCGCTCGTGGAGAGCGCCTCGTTGAGGTAGGCGCGCTGGGTGAGCGTGCCGGTCAGGCCGGTGCCGAAGAGCTTGGCGGCCTCGAAAACGCGCTCAGCCTCGGAGGTGGCGGCGCGGAAGCCCTCGCGGGCGAACTGGTCAGTCATGTGGTCTGTTCCTCTCAGGCCGTGGGGATGGTCTTGCCGAGCGGGGCGACCTCGACGACACCGGCGGCAGCCGCCTTGGTGCCGAGCGCGATACCCCACGGCTGATTGCTGGCCGCGGTCGTGCTGAGCGCGCCGGCGGCGGTGATGTACACGACCGCGCCGGGCGTGGTGGCGCCGGTGACAGTGACGTCCCAGGAGCCGTCGAGCCACACGGTGACCGGGGCGTCCTTCTTGGCGTCGATCAGGGCGACGCCCTTGAAGCCGCCGACGGCGACCGGGGCGCCGGACTTCACGTCGTAGGGCGCCGGAAGGGAAATCTTGACGGCGTGCGGGTAGCGCTGGTTCTTGGCCACGATCAGGCCTCCTTACCGTGGAGCGCGGCGATGATGGCCTCGCTGGCGGACTTGCTGGACGGTGCGGGCTTGGCGGCCTCGGTGGCCTGGCCGAGCCCGGC